AACTCTGCTGTATTAATGAGACATAAAATAACAAAGGAATTTTTCTTAGATTTGTGGAAACGTATTGAATTATCCGGAGCTGGAGAGCCAGGTATTTATTTTAATCACGATAAAGATTGGGGCACTAACCCTTGTTGTGAAATTGCCTTGCGTCCTTACCAGTTTTGTAATCTGTGCGAAGTTAATGTAAGTGATATCACAAGCCAAGAAGATCTTAATGCCCGCGTTAAGGCCGCATCTTTTATAGGCACGCTTCAAGCAGGTTATACGGAATTCCACTATCTAAGAGAAATATGGCAAGAAACAACAGAGAGAGACGCACTTATAGGTGTGTCAATGACAGGAATAGGGAGTGCCGCTGTACTCCAAATGGATATGAAGGAAGCTGCAAGTATAGTAAAACGAGAAAACACAAGAGTAGCGAAGTTAATAGGGATAAACAAAGCAGCAAGAACAACGTGCGTTAAACCTGCTGGAACTACTTCTCTTGTGCTTGGTACTTCTTCTGGCATACACGCTTGGCATAATGAGTTTTATATTAGAAGACTACGCGTGGGTAAAAACGAACCTATATATAGTTACTTAAAGAAAAATAATCCTGATCTAATACAGGACGAGTACTTTAGACCGCATGATACCGCTGTTATAGAAATACCGCAATCAGCGCCAAAAGGTTCTATATTAAGAACTGAATCTGCTTTTGACTTACTCAAAAGAGTTAAACAAGTTGCTACCGAATGGGTAAAACCTGGACATAGAAAAGGATCCAACACCCACAATGTGTCCGCAACAATTAGCTTAAAAGCAGACGAATGGGATAAGGCTGGGAAATGGATGTGGGATAACAGAGAGTGTTACAACGGTTTATCAGTTCTACCTTACGACGGTGGAACATATACTCAAGCCCCGTTTGAAGATATAACGAAGCAAGAGTTTAATAAAAGAGTTAAGTTTTTAAATGATATTAATTTATCTAATATTATTGAAGAAACTGACGAAACAGATCTATCCGGTGAATTGGCTTGCGCTGGTGGCTCTTGTGAAATAACAAGCCTATAACTAAAACAATTATTATGAAAAAACTATTTTTAATGGCAAGTCTTATTTTTGCTGCTAATTTATGTTCTGCACAGTTTCTAGCTATAACAACTATAAACATGCCAGAAGATAATGCGGAATGGGAAATGTCAAACATCACTGACAACATAGGTATTGGTTACATACTTACTGACAAGATAGTAGCTGGCCTTGTAAAAAACGGTGAAGAGTATGACTTATGGGGTAGATACCACTTTAATAAACTCTACGCGGTCGTACAAGCTCCTACTGAAGAAACAACTGATAACATGATGTTCGGGGTTGGTTATTCTATGAAAGTTTGGAAAGACTTATATGTTGATCCAAGCTATATGATGTCTGCAAAAGAAGACTCAGAAGGAGAGTTTAAATTAGGAATATCTTATCGATTTTAAATATTAACAATTAAATTAAATTAAATATGAGTTTTAATAAATTAAATACTATCTTTGATGATTTACAAGACGCAATCAACGATTGCCAATCTGATATAACTAAATTTGTTGAAGGAAATAACTCTGCGGGAACGCGAGTTAGAAAGGCTATGCAGACTGTAAAGTCTTTAGCGCAAGAAGTTAGAATTGAAGTTCAAGATCAAAAGAACGCTCAGTTTTAAATAATCTTAAATTAACAAAGGGGATAACGAAAGTTGTCCCCTTTTTTTTATACTGCTAATAAAAATATAGTAATCATTAATACTATATATACCGCAGGGCTTATATCTATTTTTTTTGTCTCCATGAGTGTATAATCACTCATTGTTATAGTGTGTTAATAATTACAGTGTTAAGTAATTGTTAAATTACCATATATTTTGTTTTACCGTTTTCTTTATATGCCTTTAAACATCTATTTCTATTCTTATCAGAAGACACATAGCTAATATGAACCCAATTAGGATTATCATTATCTCCAAACTCCCAAATCATTTGATCAAAATCTAAATTATCTTTTATCCAATGGTACATCTCAGCATTAGTCATTTTACCATAAGTATCATCTATATCCATAGCTTGACCTTTACAGTGTTGTGACGTTTTAGACCCGCCAATAGCTGTGTTAAGTTCTGGTGATCTAAAAAAGCTATTAATTTTTATTGGACCATTAACATATGCTCTTAACGGTTCAAATACTTTTTCAGCAATTAATTCCATATTGTCTAACTGCCCATCATTAGGGGTGTTATCTATTCCTCTACGTAAAGCGGTTGTGCTATACACGCCTTCTTTGTAACTTATGTGTTTACTTATCATATTATTATTATATTAACTTGTCCATCCAACTTCTAGTACGCTATTAAAATATATAGCCTTGGCACTAGGCCCTTTAACCCCAGTTATTAAAATATCTCCAGCTGCAAAAGCTACAGAAAAACTAGTTTCAGAAAATGCTCTTAAAAGATTATTACCACCCGCTGCATACGTGGTATTCTTTACTAATGCCATAGATACATTGCTAGAACTAGTTGCGTCTGGTGTATATTTAAATATAGAAACATCAACATCTCCACTTCCAGCCGACGTACCGTGACCTACCCAACGTCTACAAATACCCGCTCTTGGCATTACAACACCTTGTACTCTTAGTAATAATGATGGCGCCACTGCTGTTAATCCATCAGATCCGACTGAAGTATCGTCATGTAAAAACGGAGCTTTATTTCCAGACATAACATCTGCTATCATAAAATTGCTACCATCTCCAGTTGCATAGCCAGCAAATTCAAAAAAACCTCTTCTATCAAAGTGGTTATTAATAGCCGCCGCCGTCATTAACTGCGCATCAGAATCAGCAAAAGACTCAGAGCTAAGTTGTATTCCCTCTATGGTAGCGCTATCAAAAGTAATACCTGATGTTGGTTCTAATACTAATCCCCCAGCAGAGTCTAAAACTATATTACCGTCAGCTTCTAATTCTAAATGAGCAGCAGCTAAAGCGTTGTCGTGGGTTGTAAGCTTAGTGTCTCCATTTTCCCCAACAGCTATCAAAAAATAATCATCTGTATTTCCTGTTTTATAAAAAATACTTCTTCCCGCATTATTCATATAAAAAGTACCGTCAATGTCAAGCGTTAAGTTAGCGAGTGACCCACTATCATCTATAGTTTTTATTGTTGTAGCACCATTCGCTATTGTTGATATAGAGCAGTAATCATCATCGTCAGCGGAACTACGGTTTATAATATCTCCCCCGGTGCCATCTGTAGCGGTTACATCTAAACCGTGATTAGTGTCAGCGCCGATTGCTGTAATTTCCACGGCTTTATTTGTCGTGGTACCCTGGTTATTCGTCTGGCTTGCGCTTACCACAAGAGCTCTTTGATTTACAGTACTATTAGCATGGTTTGTAGCTGTGTCGGATGTCGTACAAACAGCACCTTGAATCAAAGCAGTTATACCGTCACCAGTTACGCCTGTTTTTACTACATCAAAACTACCCGCGGTTGTACTAAGAGTACCTGTTATGTTTGTGTCTAAATCAACTTCTATACCAATACCACCATTAAAAACATTATCCCCATTAATATAGATAGCACGACCTGTCGTTGCTCCGGTAGCGTTAATGTCTAAAATATTCGCAGTAGTATTTGCGGCATTTATATATAAAGCTTTTTGATCTACGTCAGCATTTGTTAATGTTATAGCAGATGAACCTAAGTCTGAGGCTGATGTTACTGCTAAACTACTAAGTGTCCCTAAAGATGTTATACCCGCCTGGGCCGCATCTACGTTTAGCGTAGGTACCGGTCCAGTTAAATCAGTACCACTCAACCCCGTGCCCGCAGTTATACCGGTAAGGTCACCACCACTATCAACAGCTTTTACAATCTTATTGTTTGAGTCTAAACCTAGGTGACCACCACTAGCTATAGTACCAGTAGATATATCTTCTAAATATACATCACTACGAAATCTAGATATTTTATCCCATATGTTTTGACCTATCCATTCCATATTAATTTATTATTACATCAACTGTTGGTGTTTCTGACGCGCCTTTAGTTAGCTTAATAAACAAACTAAATTGATTAATTTTTGTGTTAAATTTTACCCCATCACTATATATTAATGTTGCGCCAACCGGTAAAGCCACGCTTTTTAAAAGATAATACCTACCTGTTAGTTTTTTTTCAATAAACAAATCTACAGTACAGGTTGTACTAGCGTGTATATTTGTTAAGGATATTTTTTTTATATCCGTGTTTCCACCATGAGGTATTAATAATTGAGTGAGTTCACCAGATATGTTGTGATGTAAAACCGCCATTTTTTACTGGTGAAATACTGCGTATTCTAAAGTCATTTTATCAGATGAACTAGGTAAAACCATAATATCTTCATTAGCATCTGTTGCTAACCAAGGCATTAACATCCAATCTTGTCCAAATAAAGTACCTATTTCCTCTACATCATCCGCTGCGTCTGCTAAAAATATTTTAAAACCTTTAGTTTTATCTGTGCCAGTATTTCTAATATAAACTTTGTGAGCCACTGGAGTTGTTGCGTCAGTGGTACCAGGTGTTACCGAGGTTGCTGATACATCTATTAACACTACCTGTGATGGGCTTCCGGAAAAAGTTCTTTGAGCAAGCCCTGTAGTTTCCTCTAAATCTAAAGTTGTACCGGCTTGGTGCATAGTCATACTCTCACTTATACTAAAAGATATTGAATCTGTTATATCACTTGATATATTTATTTCTGCTGTTGTTGCCATATTATTATTATTTATTTATTATGAGTGAGTTACTAATGTTTGTGGTTCTTGGAATAAAGCAAACTCGTAAGGACATACTGCCCCTGCAGGTTCTGCTTCTATTACAAATTCTGAAGCCTCGTCATTCATACCATAAGGTATAAACATCCAGTCTCCAGCGTATAATCTACCTACATTTGTATCATGTAAGTCTATATCTATATAAAAAGTAGGGTCAGTTGCTTTGTTTACAAAAAACAGTTTAGCTGCCTTATCTACACCTAAAGCCGTAGGTAAACCAAACTCAGCTGTTTTAGAACCATCGCCTCCTGAAATTGTGCCTTTACCCATTTCTATTAATTCAAGATCGTCATTAAGTGCTGCTTTTTTAATTACCGTGCTAGCACTTATGTTCATGCTAGAACTAGTAATATCAGAAGTTAATGACAGTGTGCATGTTGTTGCCATATTTATTTATTTATTTATTGTTAATTATTTGTTTTAAGCTTTTGTAAAATAAGCGTATTCTGCTACTATAGTAGATCCAGAGGCTTGTAGCTGTACTCCTAAGGAATGTCCTCCAACAGGCATAAACATAAATTCTCCAGCCGCTAGCTTTCCTATTACTACATCTCCTGTTAATTCTATATTTAAAGTTGTGGTAACGTTAGAACCGCTAGCATCAACTCCAGTATGTTTTACGTAAACATAATATGTTTGACCATCTGTAGCTGGTTGTATGATATTGTTTGCTCCTGTGGTTGAAACAGCAATTTTTGCTAAACCTATGTGAGGGGCTGTTACTGACAAGCTATCTGTTACTGAAAAACTAAGTTGATCAGTAGTAACGTCATTACTTGTTAGTGTTAGTGTTGGTGTTAATGTTGCCATATTTTTATTTTTTTATTAGTTTTCTTTCTACAGTTCCATCAGAATATATGTAGAATAAAAGTTGATTTTTATTTTCTTTTGCTGGTCTACCTAACAAATCAGTAATCATTACTAATTTTTTATTTGGTTGCATTCTTGTTGGTTGTGGACCAGACCAATTGCCACTACAGTAATCATAAGTTGCTTGACATATAGTATCCCACTCATTTTTACAACAGTAATCATCTACTGAAATCACCCATGAGTAACACTCGTCGTTAAGCCAGTAAGGACTGCCTGGACCAGTAATACAATCAGCACTATATAAACAAGATAAAGTATCGCTAACATTAGCAACTGATTCGTAGTTATACGCATTTGGATCCATGCAACCCATAATAATCTCGACACACGAACCGTTATCCGTGTTAGCAAGTGGATTGTAGTTAAGAGCCAAACTATCCATACACCCATAAACATAAGAAATACAACTAAAGTCCTCCGTGTTTGCTTGTGGGTTGTAATTAAGCATAGAAGGATCCGTGCAACCATATATGTAAGGTATACAAGAATTATTATCACTATTGGCTAAAGGGTTATAATTAAACATTGTTGAATCCGTACATCCAAAAACATAAGGTAAACAACTTCCATCGTCAGTATTTGCAACTGTATCAAAGTTAAACATAGTAGGATCTGTACATCCATATATAAATGGAACACAACCACCATCATCAGTATTAGCGTTGGGATTATAGTTAAAAGCCAACGGTTGCATGCATCCAAATATTATAGATATACAACCACCGTTGTCTATATTCGCTGTGGAATCATAATTAAACGCTGTAGAATCTATACAACCCCAAATAGCTGGTGTTAAACAATAAGAAGAATTGTCATCATAATCCGCTACGTATCCTTGAGTGTAATATTCTAAATATGCAGAGCTCATACATCCTGGTTCGTAATAACAACTAACATCATCCGTGTTAGCTAAACTATCGTAATTAATAGCTGTAGAATCTGTACAACCAAAAACTTTTTCAATACATAAATTACCACAATATGTTGGAATAGTGTATTTAAATAAAGGTTGTAAAAAAGGCGGTAAAACCTCAAACATAACTTGACCAGTTGGGCTAGTTAATCTAAAACCACAGTGAGCCGCTGTTAAAGCCGCTTGTTGAGTTACGTAAAATTTAATTTCAACAGGTTGTGGAGAGTTAAGGTTTATTAATGTATCAGCTGAAAAACCATCAGCTAGATAATATATACTAACATTCGTATCTTGTTTTACTTCTAAATAAGAACCAACCCACCCATCACCAATTAAATCTAACATTGTTAATGTAAAATCACAACTAGGTATTAAAGCCATAGTGTTTGCACTCGGATTCCAATTAAACATTGAATCGTCGGTACAACCGTAAATCTTTAAAGTATTACAACTACCATCATCCGTATCAGCCATAGGATTAAACTCAACGTAATCAAAGTCCATACAGCCATATATAGGTGGACAAGTGTCTGAAACAAACACGTGTGAGGTGTCGTATCCAAAAGCAGGATCTGTACCGTATATCAATGTATCTCCACATTGAATCACGTAATAAGAACCATCTAAACCACCCCAAATAGAACCATTAATACCATCTCCATAAGTATCATAAATAGTAAATGTCAAAGGTCCAAGCGGTAAGCAAGCCTGCTCTGTTATAACGGCATAATCAGGTTGAGAGCTGTACCCACTTCCAGAAGCAACAATATTACCAATACTATCTTGAATATTCCAAGATGTTTCACTTTGATATTGATCTAAATTAATAATAACAGTACTTGGGGCACACACGGATGGTGTTGGTGGAGGACAAGGTAAAATATTTATAGTTGTATCTCTTTGAAAGAACGTGCCTATAACGGGGTCCCAATTAATTATCTGTCCTTGACAGGCGTTTTGCATTTTAAAATGAGCTGGTTGACTTGACACCCATCCATCACCAAAATTATCTATTAAAGTTATAGTGTAATCACCACTGTTTATAAATATAGTTGTATCTAAATACTCGTAGGGTGTTGTTGGTTGATAGTATATATTTGTATCACCGTTATTACTGCCCACCATAAAAAAGTTAGATTCTTGTGGTGCGTAAAAATCAAACTGAACTTTAAAGTTAACCCAAGAGTCTTGACCTAACAAGGTTATTGGTAGTAATAATAATAATAATATTTTATTCATTTTATTTTCTTTTACAATCATTTACTGTTTTACCAGGTCTAGTTGGTGATGGCTTTGTGCCTACTTTTTTAAACCCAGGCCAACAAGACGAGTTTGAAGAGTCCGCTCCTTTAAACGTGGCTGGTGATTTTTCTTTAGGAAGTAATCCTTTTAATGGTGAATTTCTCATGTTTTATTTTTTATGTTGTTATACATATCTTTGCCTATTTCTTCTCCAAAAGTAGAATCTGACTTATAGTGTGCGCGCGCTGTAATTCTACTTTTAGATATGTCTCTAGCTGTTTTCATTAGTTTGTTTCTTTTACTTGGATGTTTATCACTCAACAACATACCAATCAAAACTCCTTGAGCCGAGTGACCAGATGGATAAGAAGGAGTCTTCATTGATTCCATCTCTATGTCTTCCATTTTTATACCTAGTTTTTTTGCTAGTTTTTTAGGCCTTGGCCTGTTGTGATGTTTTTTAATCTTTAATATTATAGGAGCTGATTCATCTATTAAATTTTGTATAAGCTTATCTTCGTCAACTATTTTTGTAAAAGATTTTTTAATGTCATCCTTTTCTTTAACAAAATTTTTATTAATAGGTGTCTTACTTAGTTCTTTTATTTCCTGCATAGTAGTAAAAGAGTTGTTGCTAGGCGGCTTTTTATCTAAATACTTTTGTATATTAAAATCTTTTAACATTTCCAATTTCTTCTAGCTATATCGTTTGGACAATCTCCGTTTTTATCTGGATTTTTACACTTTGGTATACCAGCAGATCTAGCACAATAACTATCTTTACGAGGTCCTCCTCCTGGTTGTGGCCCTTGAACGTTACCACCAGTTTTTGCGTTGTAAGCGTCTCTTTCTTTTTTGCTCATCCCACCCGTATGTGGTTTTGTTCTTTCAAAAGGGCTTTTTTCAGTGCGATCTTTACCTGGGCCACCGCCTTGAGTAAACGTTCTACGTCTACCGCAACTTGTAACTGGAAAGGGATTATTTTTTTGTACGTAAGCCATTTTACTTCACGCTACACCAACCAAGGCATATTTTGCCAAAAGTTATTTTTTTTATAAGTTTACAAATTTTTTCTTTCATATCTATTTTTTTAAAAGTCACTCATTTTTTGATTACTAATTTCTTCTTGTACTTCTTCTTTTGTTGCCACCATTTTAAAACTAAGATCTGCTTGAAACCTAGCAACTTCTTCTCCATCTTTAAATATTATTATAGTAGGTACAACAGCTATTTTGTATTTTTTTGCTATTTTAGGATGTTTAGCTATATCGGTAACACCCACGGCTTTGCAGTCTTTTAAATCAAAAACCCAAGCAACACCATTAGCGCTATTCCAACCAGCATTAAATACTTTAATTTCAATTTGTCCAAAACAAAATGCGGGTAACAATAACAATAGCAATAATATTTTTTTCATTTTATTTATTGTATAATTTGTCTTCTATTTTTTCAATAGACTTTTTTATATCTTTAACGTCATCTTGGGTTGTTAGAATAGTTTGCCTAATCATTTGGTCTTTCATGTCAAACTCCATGCGTGTTACCTCTGGATCTGGTGGCGCTGGTAACTCCCTTGCTTCTGCAATATCCGCTTGTAGTGTAAACCACATTCCTGCTAAAGTAGCAATAGCAAAAGCCAAGCCTATTATTGTTTTTATACTTAGTTTAAAAGCCGTATCTTCATTTAATTCTTTTGCCATTTATTTTTTTTTATTTTTACTACTTTTTAAATCCATGTGGAAATATTTTGGAGGGTATTCATCCATTTTTGCTTCAACGTTGTGTTCTATTCTGTTCTCTTCTTCCCATTTTTCACGATCCAAAGGTTTTTTTGTAGCTCTAGGCCCAACAGGTATTTTAGTTAAATAGTCTATAGATGTAACTGGCGGTTCGAATCCAGGTTTTCCTGGAGTACCAGGTGCATCTGGATCAACACTTTGGTTTTTTAAATCTTCTTCATATTCTACTTGAGCGTCTTCTAATTGACCATGAGCAGATTCTGTAGATTTTTTAATTTTATCATCTGTTTTAAAAGGAAAACCTCCTTTTTTATGTTTCATTTTATAAACCATAATTTAAAATATCGTATAATTTAATCCTAATTTAAAGTCGTACCATTCTCTATTCCAGTACTTATTGTATTTTCCTTCTACAAAATAACCTAATTGTTTATTTTGTTTTATCCCATATATAAATCCAAACGAATAATCATACCATTGCCCACTAACATAGTTGTGATATGAAAATTCACTACCATCATCATAATGGTACGGCATTAAACTTCCCCAAGCGTGCATCCAGTTTGATTTAGTATATTTGTAATAATCAAAACCTACAACCAGAGAGTGTTGTATAGTTTTTTTCAATTCGTTTCTTTTTCTTTGTGTATAATTTGACAATACCTCTGGTATAACAACAGCTTCCCACACCTCAGCGCTTGTAGCAACTAATTCCCCACTTGGGCTATAGTACTCGTTGCTATACACGTCAACCTCGTAGCCCTCTTGTAGTGCTAAATAAGTGTAGTGAATATTACCGTTTGACAATATCCACTCGTCTAAAGCATTATAACCGTATGGCTCAGCTAAACGATGTGTCAGCCCAATATTCCACGATAAATTTTTTCCCTTACGTTGCCTGTACCTTTCAGACGCTTCGAAATACTTAATATCAGCAAAACCATCTTCTAAATACTCTAGTTTTAAAGCAAAAAAGTTTATACACAACTCGTCCTCACAACCATCATCAGAGCTAAACCTAATAAAGTGGTGTTGATCCATGTAGTCCACACCTTCTTGTCTTTTATAATCTACTTCAAATAAATACTCAACTCCTTTCACTTTACCTACAGTGGCCGCATCACTATAATTAGATTCCGTTCCGTCATAAAAAGTCTGGGCTTTATTTTCGTATCCAAACCTCGCTATCTTACGTAAACCTATGGTAAAATTATAATCATAAGGAGTTGAAATAGTTTGTGTAGATAAACCGTTATCTATAGAAAACACGTCAACATCAGACAATGATGTTCCACCGTTTACTGCGGCGTAAAATGTAGAAAATTTTAAAAGATCTTTAATGTCTTCTTTACCAAACGATTGCGCTACAACTATGTTCGATACAAATAGTAGTAGTATTGTTAGCCTTTTTATCATTGTTATATAATCACTTATTTTTTTAATTCTTTACTTAATCATGGTAGTAACAATATCCACTAGAAGCTGATGTCATCATCTTACATCTTTTCTTATCGCTTTTGATGCCTTTACATTGAGTTTTTTCACCACTTTCTCTTTGTTCAACTTCTTCATGAATAGTACAAAAAGCGCCACCGCCTTCTACTTTTTTACCACATCTTTTTCCTGATTTATTTACAGCGGCACATTTAACTTTTTTACCTTCTTCTCTTTCTTTCTTTTGAAGCTCTTTGTTTTTTTCTACTTGGTTTACTTCTTCTTGCTCTTCTTTTTCTTCTTTTATTCTTTTTTTCTCTTCTTTTTCTATTTTCTTTTCTTGTTTCTTTTGTTCTTTAACCTCGAGTTTTAATGTTTCTATATCAACATCTCTTATTCCTAAATCCCAAGTATTCCAACCCATTATCAAAGCTACTCTTTGCCACCATTCATTATTAGAGTCCATAGCGTTGTCAAGGTTTAACATTTTATTTGATAATCTACCAAGAGGTATATTTGTAAAACCTTCTATGGTATGACCAATAGCTTGCCATAAAGGATTATCTAAAGTAAACCCTCTCTTCATAAATATATCTTTATTAAATCTATCAGTTTGTATAGATGAATATATTTTTCTAAGTTTTGATCCTATAGGTGGAGAGAAACTAAGTAAAGCTAACAATGTATAAGCATGGTCAGAGTTCCAACCTTTATCTCTCTGTTTCAAATATTCTTCTATTGAACGTTTTAAAGTTCCAACAGCTTTACCACCATAGCCAAACGCAGACAACCAACCTTCAAATATACCATTTAATATTCTCTCTTTCTTTTGATCAAACTTTTCTTCATCTTCATCTCCAAGAGAAGCCCATATCGCGGATTGTAATGCGTTAAATATTATAGCTTGAACAGCTCCGTAATAAACTAATTTAGAGAGATGTGTCTTCATATCTCCTCTTCCGTTAACAATATCTCTAATCGACTTATTCATAATACGACCATACTGCATAGGAGTGTTTTGAAATGCTAATATCAATCTACCAAGAGGGTTTGCTTGTTGTTGTGATATTAAATCAGGTCTTGCTGATTGTTGAGAAACCTCTGTCGTTTCTTGAAAATCCAACCAAGCTCTTGATTGAGCTTCTTTTTGATTTAAACCTTGTTTTAAATATGTTTTAACTCTATTTCTATAAAAACTAGCGCCACCAAAACCAATAGCAAAACTATCCGCAATTTGTGTAGGTAAAAAACCTTTATTTAATAACCAAGCTAATGCTGCTTTAATTGGATTTGAACTACCTACAACCGCTTTCATTAACTCTGATTCTTGAACGCCCCTTTGGTTACCCCTACGTCTAGTCTTTAACATGTCAGAATTAAAAATATATACAAAATCTTTCCAAAACTGTCTTTGATTTGCAAAAGCTAAACCAGCTTTATAAGGGTTGTTATCTGTCCAATTTATATAGTTTGTTGCAGATATAGTTTGAAGAACAGCCGAACGTATATTGAAAAACATGATGGCGCCAACTGAATTATTTACCCAATTCATGTACGCGTTAGTAATTCTATTGGCACCTCTTGGTCTATTAGAACCTGTTTCCATTCTATATAACATATCTTCTAAAGCCTCTCTAAATTTAGAACCGTATATAGCTTCTATTTTGTTTAGATTTTCAGGTGAAAATATTATATTCTTGTTTTGTATCCATTCTGCTAAAAATGTTGATCTAACATCTCCAATAGCTCCATCGCTTAATAAATCAGATTCTATACTTTCAACTATCCAATACTCTCCAGGTTTAGCGTAACCATCTTCTTTTTTAGATATTAAACCTAAAGCATCAGCAAAAGCTTGTAATCTTGGGTTTTTTTCTATCCAAGATACTAATGTTTTTAAATCTCTTTTTGATATACCAGGTATTTCAAAACCAGCTTTATTCCAAAGATAAACTCTTACCGCTTGATCTTGAGTAAAACTTGTTGTTGGAATTTTTCTACGCAATCTTTTTTTAATACCTTTAAATTCTTTATATAAATTATTCAAGTCATTGAATGATGTTTGCTTGGCGGCATTTAATTCATTAATACCCCTAGCAAATGGATCAATTAAAGTTCTTTTAAAGAATGCCATTTGTTCTTCACCAATCTTACCTCTACCTAAAAAATTATATAATAACCCTGCAAAATCTTGAGCAGATGGTGGTATAAGACTTTTATATCTACCTTTTCTACCTCTTATTCTCGCTTGAACATCAGAAAATATTTTTTCTGATTTTACCTTTGTGGTTCTTTCTAATATATCATTAAAATCTTTACTTGGATCTTTACTAAAATTAATTTTAGCTTGAACTGAACTACCTTTAATATCTAATTGATCTATTACATCAGCGACAGCTTTAACATTAGGTAAAGCGTCATCAACAAAATAAATATCATTATATCCTTGAGAATATTTTTCAACTATCCATAAAGCTTTTGCTTCACCAGTACTATTACCTAAACCGGTTATATTTTCTATTGGTAAATTTATGCCTTGTTGTTTTAGCCACGCTTGAATAGCTGGTGCACTTTCTTGAGGTCTAGCTGTAAGTATATAGTTGTTTTCTATTCCATACTTTTTAATTCTATTTCTAAACTTTTGCATTAATGGTCCCTCAACACCACCTCTAACGTTTATAAAATCACTAAAGTCAAACTCATAACCAGCTTCAGCTAACGCTGGACCTTGTATAGGCCACTGTGCCGATGTTATCTCTAGTATTTCATCTCCTTTTTTAGCTATAATTATATTTTTCCCTTTATCAATAAGTGTTTCGTCAAAATCAAAAGCTGACATACCTCTTGAAGGCGTTTTATGATTTATTTTTCTTGAATTATTCACAGCTCTACTAAACATAAATCCTTTATTGATTTCTGATTTAGCTGGTATTTTACTAGCCGCTTTAGAAAAATGAGTAACATACTCAGGTTTTATTTCCCCTGTTAGCTGTTTTATTATTAAATCATTAGCGGTTTCAATAGGCATATTTGTCACGTTAAAAAATTCCGCAATAGTTTTATTAGAATCTACTAGCATGTATGCATTTGGATCAATACCCGAAACAGCTAATCTAATTATAGAAGAATAACCATTTGGAAGATTCAACTCTCCACTAAGTAATCTAGGAACTACCATTTCATAATATATATCTGGCATATTAGACTTTAAAACTCCACTAGGATCATCAACTTCTAATAAAGAACCTTGCATATATGATTTACCAACAACCTTCCAAACATCATCTACTTTAGAAAAAACAGCACCAGTTAAAAGAGCTTTACCAATTAAGTTCTGAGGATCCGTGTGCTCTTCAACTGCTCTTTTGTTAAATACAGGTTTTTTTGTTTTTGGATTGATCGGGTAAAACGTAAACGGAGCCAATACTCTGGTTAAAGTATTTTGATGTTTACCAGTATCTAATAACATCTCTTCAAACATCCATATGTCATTTGGGAAGTTTTGTAAATGACTTTCAACAGCTGAAAAGAAATTATATAAAACATCTAATCTTTTAGCTCTATCGTTTTTAAATTTAGCAGTTTTTAAAATATCAAACTTATTTCTATTAAAAACAGGTCCAATACCTTTAACTTTGGTATTATAAATCCATCTTGACACATCAACCTGCTCAGCATCTACTTCTTCTACAAAGTCATCAAAGTTTGTGTTGTCACCAGTTATTTTTTGATAATTTTTAAAAGCTTTATCTTTGCTATTAGCAAACAAAAAGAATCCACCTTTTTTACCACCAGTTAAAGTGTTTCTTAATAAAGATCTAAATTCTGGATGAGACTGTAAGAATGTATTGATTACTCTAGCACCCGCTTCTCTAAATGTTTCTCCAGTTTCTTTACTATATATAGCGTCTAAATCTCTAGCTGTATAAAAAGTACCATCTCCTTTTGGCACCTGTTTTGTAGGAACTCTTTTTTCTATACCACTAATAGCTCTTGTCAACTCGCCTAATTTTGACTCATACATTAATTTATAAGTAGTTGGATCTACAGTGCCATCAAATTTTGATTTTTTACCAGTAACTTCATTACTAAACATTATCCTAGACTTTCCGTCACTTATTCTCTGTATAATATCTATAGACTCTTGTCTTTTTATTAAATGTTCTCTAACAGCTTGGTTGGTTAACATTTTTCCAGTCTGCGAAACTAATGCTTTTACTCTTGAACTAGTATTACTATCTTTCTTATAAAGATTAGGTTTACCTCTTTCTGTTATACCAAATACTTCTAAAAACTCTTGAGTAGATATATTGTCGTTTTTAACTTGAACCGCTAAGCCTGCTTTTGTTCCTGTTTTCGCCATTTTAGCTCTACCACTTTTAGTATAAAAAGCATCTAGTAAAACTTTTTGTACCCCTGTAGATGTTCCACTAACAGTAGAACCTTCTGGTAACATTTGAATTAAAGTAGCTGCATGTTTGTTGATAAACATTTGAGCATTCTTAATATCTTGTTTTGTTAAATTACCAGTTTTTGGAATTATACCAAACAACTCTTGTGTTAATTCAGGCGTTAAATCTTTTAATGTTTTAAAGTTTAATTTAGACATATCTAAACCAGAAGCTAGCGCTTTAACTTGTTTGTTTATATCTATAGCTATACCACCAAGTCTTTCAGATAACATTATTTTTCTACCAGTGGTTTGATCAAAAGTTTCTACTAGACCTACAGTTTCTTCCGCCACATCAACTCTTTCTGTAATATCTTCTGTAAATTCTTCACCTAAAACTCTATTAGAAGCTTCAATAGCTCTTGATGGTAAATATTTATTTATATAAGCAGCTAATGGAACGCCAGATTCTGATTTATACTCTTGTATTAAGTCGTATATACCCCTAGCTCCAGTTTCTATTTCATCCATTAACAACTGTCTATCAAAACCAGGTGCATTTCTACGTCTTTCAACTAATTTACTTGTAATAGGTTTGAACGCATCTATAATATCAAAAGCTCCACCTACACCTTGCTCTTCATATATTTTTTGAACTCTATCAGATGCTTCTTTTGACATTAAAGGAAATTGACCTTGATCATCTTGTTGTAAACCAAGACTTCTAAGCGTTTTAGCATATTGATCGCTTCCATACTTAATAACACCACCAACTTTAGCGCCTTTAAGCATTGTTCTTCTCATACCCTTACTCATCCTCTTGGTTTCAATCATTTTATTATAATCTCTAATAAAATTCATTACATCCATTCCGCTCTCAAATTCAACTCTTTTACCACCTCTAGAAAAAGCTCTTCTTAGCATGTCTGAAACTTTAACTGAAAATGTTTCGTTATATTTCATCTCACCTTTTACTAAGGCATCAGAGAAAAGATTTAAGGTTTCTTCCGCGGATATTACATCACCTTGTTTAGCTTGATAATCTAGTACTCTCGCTCTAAATTCAGAGTTTCTGATACCATTAGGATTCATGCTCATCAACTGTGTTTCTAAAGCCCTACCTACAGCCAACTTAAGATGAGGATTTTTACTAAAAGTTTTATTTAAGAACCTGTGTAAAAACTCATGAGCAGCAACGTTTTTAGCCCCAAGTTTTAAACTAGCTTCTTTATTAATAATAATACTTTGTTTACCATCTACAGTTTGTGTTGTAAAACCATGTGTTGCGTCAAAATCATTTTTATTATCTTGAACTTGTTGATTTATATCTTGAAAAGTTATAGGTTTTTGAGTGTCATCTAATCCAAAGTTAATCTGATTTAAATCTTTTAAAGATAGCGTTGTATTTGTTTTTGTATCTATATAAACTCTCTTACCTGTTTTAGCATCTCTTATAACTTGAATACCGTGTTCAGAAAGTATATCATTTAAAGCTTTTATTTCGTAAAACTCCGCTGTCTCCGCTGTTGATTCCATTTCCACAATATCAGTATCAGGATCAACTTCTTCTGAAAACTTTTTTACCGCATCAACTTTTTCTTGATATTGCTCAGACGATCTCTCTTTATTTACAGCAGCAATTACAGGATCTAATATTTTATTTTTTTGCTTATTAAGTTTATTAATTTCAGCTTCAATCTTTACTATTTCTTCTAAAGTTTCATTTTTATTTTTAGAATTGTTTTTGATTAAAGTTTCTCTTTGTTCCTCTAAACCTTCTACTTGCTTTGTTAAATCTTCAACCTCTTTTACTTTGTTTTCTGGTAATCTATTTACGGCCTCAACTTCTATTGAAGCAGCAACATCTTCAACAACTTCTATTAAATTTTTAGAAGTAAGATTTCCCTCGAATCCAGTTCCTTCTAATTCTTTATAAATTTCTTCAAAAGCAAAGAAATCATTACTTACTTCTATTTTTAAATCTTTTAAAGTACCATCTTTTTTAGCTTGTCTTACAGCATCTATAATATCTTGAGGGTTTGAATAGCTATCAAGTCCAGCTATATAAACAGGATCTCTTTTTCCAGTAGCAAACTTATACGTTTTATTAGCAGCACCAAACATTACTTGCATCGCGCCAGTTTGAATAAGAACTTCTTCTGTAAATTTAGCATCTATACCATCTAGCAAGCCTCTACCATCTATTAAGTTTTGTAATGGTTGAGCCATGAATTCCTCCATAACCTCAGGTATAATACCATTCCAACCACCAGCTCTTTGTATTTGTTGAAGGAAATTTGCAGAGGCAGGATTTAAACCCATTTTTCTAGCGTATCTACCAAGCACCATTCTTTTAAGCCATACTGGATCCCCTAATAATTGCTTGTTTAAAAACTTAGCTCCACCAGGTATAAACTGACCAAATCTTTCTGTTCCGTATTCTACCCATGTGGATCCAAATGCTTTAGTAAATGCCTCATCCCAACCTCTATCTTGCTCATATATTGGATTACCATCAGCATCGTCTCCGACGTAAAAACCTAAATTATCTATTTCAAATACCAATCCCTCAGCGCTAGAAGTTAAGCTCCATGCCATTTCAGGCGTCATTCTATCTATAGTGTTTTCGTAAATCATACCACTACCTCCAACAGTAGTCATTGCAGCAGATTTAAGTAAAAAATCTGTGGTAGCTGCGGCTGTATTTTGCACTTTTAGTGTCCCCGCAGATATACCTTTTATTTTAGAATATTTATCTATAACCTCTTGCGATTTTGTAAAAAGTCTACCTTGTACTCCTCCTATTTTAACAAGCTTACTACCGTATTTAAGTAAACCTCTACTAGCTATCATCTCTATCATAAATCTAAAAGAATCTACAGTACCAGATCCCGCGTTGTAAGACGTTGACATTTCAGATATCTTAGCTTGAAGCTTTTCATATTCAGACCAAAGAATTAATGTTTCTTTTTCTTTTTCAGTAAGTTGTTCAGAAGGTTTTTGTAAAAGTTTTCTTATATAATTTTGTTTATTACCAGCTTTTATATTAGCATAAACAGGTATTAAATCACTAAACTCCCTACTAAACATACCATCAAAATATCTACCAACCGCTGTTGAAGACATAAATTCTGGTGTTTCTATTATTTTTTTAGCATAACTTAACGCCTCTTCTTCACTTTTAGTTAGATCATCTAGTTTTTCTAATTCAGCAATTGTTTCTTCAGCCCATATTTTCATAGCTGTCGATGTAGGTCTATTGTTTTTGTCTAATGATATTTTTTCATAAGCTTTATAATAAAACTCTTCTCTTCTAGCATCTACCTCCGCTTCATCTAAATATTTATCAAACTCAACCTCTAGTTTTCTCCAAGCTAAATCAATAGCTTCTTTTTGAGTTTGATAACCATATGAACTTATACCATCTTTCTGTAATTTCTTAAACACATTGTCGTATACTTCGTCTGATATTAATTGCTCCGCTCCGTTAGATTTATTTTCATAAGATTTTTGTATAAATTCAGATTGATGTTTATAAAAAAGATCTTCTAGTTCTTTTGTTTTATTATCTAAAAAATCACCAGTATATTGCGTTACTAGCTCTTGGTATCTACTGTTATATATTTCATTAAAAGGTTTTGTCAAAGCATCAAGTTGAGCTTGTCTATCAGCCTTAACAGAGTCAACATGCTGTCTATATCTAGTTGTAATTCTTTTTTTAAATTCTGCACTATATTGTTCTTCAGAAATAGGATCGAATGTGCCGTCTTCTAGTTCTTTTATTAATTGAGCTTGTATTTCTTCTTGTAAGCTATTTATTATTTCTTCATCCTCTAATTCAAAAGAATTATACAACTCGTTCATTTGAACGTTTAATTCGTCTTTTTCTTTTTTTAATTCTACATCTAACGTATTTTGAATTTCTTCTTTGTGAGGTTCTAACAATGCATCTAACTCTCTTTGAGTGTTAATACTAAATTCAGCTTGGATTTCAAAACTTTCTTTTTTATAATTTTCACTTTCAAGAATTTCAGTTGTAGTTTTGCTTTTTTCGTCTATAATATCTTGGTAAGTAATATTTTCTAAAACCTCTGTTTCTTTATATATATCGTTTTCTTGTTCTTCTTGTAGTTCTTCTTGTTTATCAACATTAGTAGATTCTGTTTGGGCTGGTTGCACTACATCAACAGCTTGAGCAATAACATCTGCCCCACTATCCTCGTACTCACTATACTCATCCCCTAAAGTATCATAAAATAAATCTTCTATAACCTTATTACCACGAGTATAATCATCATACATATACTCATACGCTTCAAATTTTTCAATAGATCCGCCATCCAACAGTCTACCTTCTTTATCATATTCAGGTGGTATAAAATCTGTAAATTTTTCATACCAGTGGTATGATCCTGAGCTAGGAGGCCATTCAAACTGGCCATATCTTACGTTGAAAGGTTGTGCGTCTATACCTCTTCCATCAGCAAATAATTGCTCACGTCTACCACCACTAGTCCAATACGCAAACTCTTGTTTATACGTGCCTATACCTTTTTGGTAATTAACTTTACTTATTCCACCTCTTTGATTACCAGGTTTTATTGTGTGCAAACCGCCAGGTTGATACTTGCTACCTGTAACATTTTCATACATATTAGGCGCGATTTTAGAAACATAATCTTCTATATTATCCGCTCCTTTTATATCTGTAACCCATTTATCCCAATTAAATACTACTTGCTCTAAAGCCATTTTTTCTGCATCAGCATTCATAGGATTTGTGAACTCCAAGTATCTCTTATATACATTGTTCCACATCATTTCACCATCTTCACTCCAGTCGGTTGGTAGTTCTATTGTAGTGCTTTCTTCTTCGCCAAAGTGCCCATGACGAGTTATTATAAGTTCATCGTCACCCCCTTTAAATCCTGTTAAGTAATCAAAAGTATAATAATGACCATTGTTATCAAAACCATTGGGATTAACCTCTGTAGTACGCATTTCTTTATAAGCTTGATGCATACTATTTAAATTATCGGTGACATACTTCTCAACATTTCTAGTGGTTTCATCACTAGGTGATAGTTGTCTAAAAGTATCCCAACCAACAGATCCATTAAGATTTTCTAAATGTTTAACTTTTACACCACCTAAATCATAACTATAATTTCCTTCACCATCATTCCACTTAGCATCGAACGTGCTTTTTTCTTTATATGACCCAGCCTCATAATCTTTTAATTCTTCTTGAGCTTCAGCATCTTGACCTTTAACAACGACGTCTTGATAAACCTGAGTCTGTGGATCTGATAATAAATCACCGGTAACATTATCATCAAGATTAAGGTAACCATCTTCCATGTCCCATATATCAATAACAGCGTCATCTATAATTAAAGGAGCCACAACAGTTAACGCGTCAGTCTCTAAAGCAACATCTTCAACTACGATGTCGTTTTCCACTACTTGTGCTTCATCTTCAGTGTCACTTTTTGGGCTTTTGAATTCCCAAGGTTTTTTCTGCTCTTCTTCTTCTACAATAGCTGAAGCATCGCCACCGTGAATTTTATCATGTTGTTCTTGAGTAAGATCGTCATGAGCGTCAACACGTTCTGGTACCTTTTCATTATGTTTTAACGGAGATTTTTTTATACTCATGCTTTGTTATTTCTTTTTTTAATACCCACCTTTGGCGGCGTAAATGACATGTTTGTTGTTTGCGCGTCTTGCTCCGCGTTATGGTTAGGATTAAAAGATTTTCTTAATCTATTAGCGTAATATTGGTGTAATCTAGTGTCATGTTCTGGATTAAAGGATTCAGGGTGTAACATTTCATCTGTTATTTCTCCAGATTGTATTACCGCTTGATTATCTTCAACATAATCATTTAAAAAGTATCTACCACCAATTTTATCAGCAGCAAAAACTTTCCATTTAGCTTCGTTTTCAAATAACTTATTTAATTCCCAATCAATATCAAAATCTAACTCTTTACCCATAGTGTTACGCTGCTTTACACATTCTTGCTGTAACCTCATAAAGTCAGCTTCTTCAGTACCTTTTATAACCCAATTTTGAGTAATTTCATTAATATACTTATGTTTTTCTGATCCATCAGGTTGCTTAACAACTAACAAAGGTTTTAACTGATCGTCAAATAATATCTCCCCTTTTTCTATAAAAAAATTTCTATCAAAACTTAGATCTGTCCAGTTAGAATAAAGATTTTTACCACCAGTACCACCACCGTAGTTTCTAGCAAACTCTTCTTTTAATGATTTTAAATTATCTAAATCTTTGTTTACTTTATATATTTGTGATTTATAGTTGTTTGCTTGTTCTTTATTACCCCTAGCCATTTCCATGTCATAATTTCGCACTAAACTAGCAATCATTTCGTTTATATTCTTTTTATTTCTTGGACCATGTATTTCTGAGGACAACGCATCGTTACCGTACGTCATATTCTCAAAATATCTTTTTACCTCTTTATCTTCAGCCATGTTATTGTTATTTGAATTTTATATTTTAAACACCTCCCAACAAAGCACTAGTTGCTCCGGCTACAAATTTATCTTGCATTTGTTCATAATCATCAACAGCCATGTTTGCTGCTTCAGATCTTTGCATAGCTAAATCTAACATTTTATCTTGTTTGTCAAGACCAAACTTTTCTACCATTCTTTCTCCTTCTCTTTCCATTAAATCTCTTTTTTGTTCTCCTTCTCTTTCCATCTTTTGTAATCTTCCGGCCTCTGCTCTAGCTCTAGCTTGGTTTGCTTGTTCTTGTTTTCCAATGTCAACAGAAGCTTGTCTAGCTTGTTTTGTACTTTGATTAGCTAAAACCTGAGCTAATCCAGCTACTCCAGATCCACCCGCCGCCGTCTTCATGTTAGCCATTATATTTGCCGCACTTTGTTGAGACTGTTCTTTGGCAAACTCAGCTGCTTTTAAATCTACGGTTTGATCTTCGTACACGTTTTCCATGTCAGCATATGGGTTTTTCACCCCAGCGTAAGGATTTTTCATTTTAGTATCCTCCCACGCGGCCATTTGGTTACCCATGTCTTCGTTAGCGGCTCTTTGCTCTTTTCTTAATTGTGCTCCTCCAAACAGTGCGTTTATAAACTTAGCTGGAGATGGTTTTTTATATGCCATAATTTATTTATTTATATGTATAATAGTTACAGTTTTTGCTCCTTTTTTACCTTATGTTGAAGTTATGAACTTTTCTAGATCAAAATAGATAGTTGTATCTGCTATTGGAAAATTGCTTACTTCTATAGTACCAGTTAAAAGTATTACTTTAGCAACTTTATCAACCATTAGTGTTTGTCCACTTTCCAAGGTTTGTGCTGAGCTAACAACTATATTAGCAGCTCCAAATTGTGCTGCCTTACTAACAACTGTTGGGTTTGCAACAGCGGAGTTTATATTAATACCTCTAATTTCAGCACCAGCAACTATACTACCAACCCCATCATTTGTACTTGCTATAGGTATTGTTGTTGAGCTTGAGGTAGCGCCAGACGTTACGACACTTAACTGTGTTGGCGTCAATTCTACGTCACTTATTTTAACTTGCATACCGTTGTTCATTGTGGCTATCTGACTACCACCATGAGCAAAAATTCTTACGTTCGTGTCTGATTTTAAAGCATCAACTTGTTGTTTGTTAAATATTAGGTTTCCAGCTACAGCTGTTGCGTTACCATTTCTATCTATAGCTGTTATATCATTGTAATATGGGTCTACCGCATCAACGTAGTCTTTAAGTATTTTTTTATTATAAAGAATATCATTGTTATACTCTCCTTTTATAAAACCTTGAACCGTTTCCGTTGTTTCATAATCACTTATAAAAGAACCATACTTTGTGGATTGTTCTCTATTAGGATCTAGCATCATACCATTGCTTAGTCCAGATATATTAACAACTGGCCACCTATAAAAAACAGCTCCACCACTAGTGTTTTCCCCAGGTATGGCTAAAGCAGCTGCTCCAAAAGTCACATTTTTAAATGTGCACAAATCATCTGTTGATGGTATTTTTTTTATAGATAACAACCTCCCGGATGGCGCTGTGATTCTAATTGTAAATTTTGCCTTAAGTGACCCGCCACTAGAAATTGGCAATACCGCTCTACCACTTGTAGACTCATCACCATGAGGTGTTATACCATTAAAGGGTGGTGTAAAGGTTAGTGTAGATCCATTTGTAAAGCTGTTAGTTTGATTTAATTCTATTTCTTTTTCATTGTCATTATCAGGGTTAATTTTATTTAATATTGTCCAAATACCAATAGCTGCATCCGTAGATGTTACTAAATCACCAACAGCTACACCGCCCCAAGTACTAGCAACACCACCTTCCGTAGGCTTATTATCCAAAACAACTCTATTGGAACTACTAGTAGTACCATCAACCGTGTCTGTAGAAGTATCGTAAAAAGCCGGTGCTATACACGACAAAAATAAACTACGCTCAACATCTTGATAAATTGTTTTTGTTATTATATTTGAGTTAGAACCCTGCGATAAATTTGTGTTTATAGAGCCATCCGCGTTAAAAGCAGGGGCAAATTGCCCGTGAGATGTTTTAACGTTGTATATTGTTTCAGCTATTAAATTAACCGTATACGTTTTTAGACTACTTGTATTTTCTGGAAAAAATATAAATCCTTCGTAACCAGTTCCAACTTGTACGTTTTTTAAACTTGTTTTAGTTGAAGACCAACTTTTAGTGTAAAAATTATAATAATTATTTGAGTTGTCATAAATTTCAATACTAAAATAAGCTTGACTAGTGCCTGATACTAAAAAAGGTCTTTGTTCTCCACTATGTGCAACGTCTCTTATGTTTAATAAAAAATTTGAAATTCTTTCTTCTACATAACCATGCATAGCTATGTGATCAGCATCATTCATTAGTTTTCCATTAGGCATATAGTGAAAACCCGCTGGAGCTATAATACCATCCTTTTCTTTTACAAATAATTTTTTTTCGTATGCCATTTTATTTACTATTTATTACAACCTCACTACCAATTGAAAACAACTCACCTTTAACCGGAAGAGTAGGACCATCCGCTCCTTGCCCATCCCAACGCATTACAACCTCAGCAAAGTAACCAGTAAGATCACCATCTGTTTGGTCATATTTAGAAAACATTAAAAAATCTCCGGTTACAGGTACATACGGGTCTATACCACCTGGACCTAAAACCATACTGTTGTCAACAGTTAAAAATACCGTAGTGCCTTCTATAGCAATTCTCCTTAAAACACCTAGCTTACCGCTATCAAGATAACTATTTCCCGTGTTGTTTATACCTTCTGTGTCTACCGCGTGATTAAACAGCTGTGCGTAGTAAATATAATCACCCACTTGTAGCGAGTTGTTTAGGTTTGTAATATTTGTTAGTGTTACGTTTATCATGTTTAGTATGCGCTAGGGGGATTATTTGAGCTAATGTTATTAACGTTAGGGGGATTTTGTCCATTTTTACCTTTAACAATATCATCATCCTCATATATTATAGGTACATCACCATCGTCATTAACAATGTAACTACAACTGCCGTCATTAAAATTAGCGAGCGGATCATAATTAGATGCTGCTGGATCTGTACAACCATAAATTGGATTAGAAGTATCGTTCTCGCATTCTCCAGGCCAATTAGCACTAGAATCATAATTATCAAACTGCGCATTCATACAACCTACTTTAATATTTATCGTATCAGTCGATGTGCAGGTATCTATAATTTGATCATTTTGTACAAAGTAAAAATCAACAATAATCTTCCAGCTACCAGTTATAATATCGCTATTTAAAACGTCAACTGGAAGAGGTTTAATACCACTAATTGTAGCAATAGAAATAGGCATTAGTCCACTATAACCAGAATCTATTTCAATATTACTAGGATTTAATATACTCCAAACATAAGCTATTTGATAATTAGATGTTGGCGCGGGAAATGCTAAAAATTTAGCTGCTAAGTTAGGTGTTGATGAAGTTAAAATCCAATTAACTGAAGGACAAGTGATTCCCGTGGTGGTACCATCATCTTCAGCTTCAAATACCTGGCCAATTCCTTGAAAGGTAAAATCACCAGTGTCCATTCTATCTAAACGTTGAATTTCACCGTCACGAGTTATATTTGTAAAATACTTTCCTTCTTTTTCTTTAAACACCTGTGCACTACCTCTCTCTAAATCAGTTCTTATACTTTGTACATACCAACCATTTTGGTCGTATAAATTATCTACATTTTGATCTGTATAGTCTGTATCAGGCTGAAGAGGTATAGCTAATGTATTATCTACATATTTATATATTTTCTGCTGGCTTCCCTCGTAGTTTATAGTGTTAAACGTTTTCACAACGCCTGGATTGTCATTTAATATTGCTGTTAAACTAGATGGATATCTCACGCCATAAAATTGATTGTGACCTAAACTTCCTACATAATAGTGATGCAGCCATATCTCTCCTTTTTTAAAAGTGTAATAGTCATTAGCCATGCTATTACCAACCTCCATATCAATAAAACTTTTAAAGCTTACCCATCCTTTCACTTTTTCATTATAAGTTAAGACGTAGTATGTACCCGTCGTCGCCTTACCTACCTCCTGAGCCATAACACCACCACCACTACCACTCGTACCTCGTAACTTAATATTATACTCATCGTTTCTATCATCATAACTACCTATAATATAAGGACTGTCTTTTAAATTATCTCTAAACCAATCATTCATACCGTAATCAGATATTGGTGTTAACCCGTCTTTTGATAACCTCATTATTTTACCCCTAATCTTGTCGGAAAAATATGCTCTGTAAGCTTCTGAGGCAAAAGATTCTGGGTTTGTAGATATACCATATTCTCCAGCAAAAGGTATAGTTTGTCCTAGTACTTTATCGCTAGACGTTACGTTTGAATTTCCATCAGCGTTAAATAAAGCGTCCTTGTTAGCTTGTATTCTTAAAATTTTGTCTTCACAAAGAGTTACTAAATCTGAATCTCTTGAGTGTAATTTTTGTATACTACCGTAAGCTGGATTTACATCTTTGGTAATTTTTTCAGCTTGTATAAATTGGTTTAAATCGTTAACCCCAGAAGTAGAGTTATATATACCAGAGTATATCAATCCATACTTTCTCCGCTCTTTTTTGTATTCCGTGTCGAGTGTTGTAGAGGCTTTAACACCGTTTAATATATAAGACTGGTTGTAATTATCTCTAATTCTGTTTGACTCAACTCCATTTCCAAAAGAATAACAATTATGCCACGAAAGCTTAAAATCTACATTGTAAAGATCCGTACTTACTACTATTCTGTGACTAGTTAAATTTGCATCAAGATTTATTTTAAACGCTAAGCCACTAGGCGTAACTACATCAACTTCACTACCAACCAACAAGTTTGCAGTACCTGTTTGAAAACTTGTTAAATCTTCAACCCCTATGTTTTGATTTTCACCAATATACAACTGGGTTGATGCTGAGTTGTATCCCCAAACGTAATATTTTTCACCAGCAAGACCCGTTATCATTGTACCTAATGGAAAAGCTTCTTGAAGAAGCTGTTGATCATCTCCATTGATAGGTATTGCTCCAGTTGCTTCGTAATATATTTCTAAGTCTTGTGAATCTTTAGGTTCTGTTTCCCAAATTGCAGGGTTTTCTGACAAAACTTCTTCTGGTTCTATTTCTTCAACAAACTGTAAAGTTGGTCCAACCGCGGCCATTTTACCAAGTTTTTGACTATTTATTCTAGTATTCATAGCATATCCACAAGCATTGATATTAAAAGCGCTATTAGCATTATGACCGTTACAACCAAGTTGCACAAAATGATACTTATCATTAGTGTTGTTTCTAGGATATTCCGTGTTTCCACCACCATCTAACCAACTGTGGTCGGTATTTTGCATTGGAAAATTATAACCACCTAACCACAACTCGTAGTATTTAGGATCTTGTGAGTTGTAACTTCCAGCATTCATAGGTCTAATAGCGGTTATAACTAAATAATCATTACCAGCGTGTCCAAATTGCTCACTACCATCAAAACCCGTTGTACCTTGTGCGTTAGTTATATTTTTTATTATAAGGCTACTACCGTCGGTATTTTTTGGAAAAGATTTCAATCCCATTCCAACATGTAGTGTTTGAGTACCGTGTAAACCGTTTTCATCATCAGCACTTAGCTCAGTAACATATATTTTAGCCCATTCTCCATCTGGACCGGTTTGAGCACCATCAGTAATATCAGTACCAGAAGAACCAACAACCCCCATAACATCACAAATTTGCAGTTTTAATGCAAAACCGTTAGTAATTTCACCCTCTACAAAAGGATTCCAATCCAATTTAGGTGTAATTTGTTGCGTATGCCAAGTTCTTCTAAAGTTAAAATCGACACATGGATCCATATTAAATGCCATTTGATTACCATCGCTTCTTTTTCTATTTCTCGTAGATTCATAATTACCAGGACTACCCGGAGGTTGGTTACCATTTTCCCAACTATGGTTCAAAAATCTTCTAAAATTAATTTTTGAAGAAAAAGAATATACTGTATCGGTAGGGTCTTCAGCAAATTTAAATCTATTACCAGGGTTTATCCTTGCACACCATTCTTTTAGATTACTGTCATTGTATAATGGGTTTGCGTCTTCATTGTTCCAAGCTCCAACACCAAAATGATTATTAGTTGTCCAACCGCTTCCACCATCAGGACCCGCTGGTCCAGCTCCATTTGCAGCAGCCCCATGTATACCACCAAAACCTAACCACATAGACCAATATTCACTTGATTCATATAAACCACCAGGTTTACCAGCAGCTCCATTTGAATTACAACTATAACTATTATGAGTAAGAGAATCGTTATCAAACCTAAAATTATTACTAGTTGTTCTTTGGGCCATAACTCTACCCTCATCAACAAACCATGTTTCAGAGTCTCTAGCTACATTTGCTCTATCGTCATCATAATTAGACTCGTTAAATCTTTCCCAAACGTAATTTTCATCAATGCTAGTACCCCCGCAGTCATACCAAAAATGGCTTCCAACACCATGGTAAGCGTCAGACTTTGTTCTAGGTACTACATTCCAATTAACTGGATCGTCTTTATCTCCAGTACCCGAAAACGTAGCCTCTCTCCATCTCATATTTAAATAACGATTACTAGCGTCGGTGTTTGAACCTGTATTTCCACCATCCCAAGTACCTTGTACATAGTTATTAGGACCAGAACAAGTGTTATTAGCCGTAGCACCACCAGAGTCAGCAAGTGGTAAATATCTTCTAAACCAAAGAGCTGCTGATGTATATTTATCACTCATATAGTGACCGTATCTTGTTATCTCACCTTGTCCATCTGTATTATCACAATTGTGTCCCCATCTAGGACCGCCATAAGAGCAGTTACTCCCGTATTGGTGCGTTTTAGTAGCCGCTGGCCCTTGATATAGCATGTGTACTATATCTCCAAAATTAGAAGACGTTTTATTGGTTGGAAACGTGTATTCTTTTAAGCAATAACCCGACGCGTTTCTAGATCCTTGATAGTCATCAAGTGCTCTTTGTGTTTGTTGGTAACTAGGTGTAAACCACCAATTCATATGGGCTGTAAATTTTTCAAAATAATCCTCCTTTAAAAGATATATATTTTTAGCGTCCATTATTCTATAATCTAAACCACTTTTGAAAGACTTTTCAATATTTTGTCTAAATACATCATCTTGATATATTTTTACAAAAAATCTACCATCAAATTGTGGTAAGCTTCTAGGTTCATATTTGTATATATCAATAGTTGTACCGTTTTTAATATAACTCGACATAATACCTGTTGGGTCATCTGAAATAAAGTTAATATCAGGACCAAAACCTTTGTCCAAAAGTATATTGTAAGTACCTTCACCACCTGCACCATCCTCATCAAGAGACATGTTTGTTATTTTATATCTTTGTGATTTTTCTTCTTCACCTAGCAACCCAAATTCAATCCAAAGTTCTCCATCTTTGTATTCATGAAGATTTCTTCCTGGGGTATCTTTGTAGTGATTATACAACAACTTAAACTCTTTAGAGCCTTCCTTAGGCGCGTCTCCCATGTCTTCTTCAAAAATAGGAGATCCAGCAACCCAATCACCGTTTGCGTCATAACTAGGATAGTAATGTGTTTGTTCAGAATATATTTGAGGAATTGTTTTTATAAACTCAGGAGCTTCGTTTTCTATAGCTAATACTTTATATCTAGCAGCGTCAGTAACTAGTTCACTTTTGTCAGATCCTTTTTTTAATATTAAAAATGAATCTATATCAACTTTGTTTCTATCAGAAGAAGGAAATGCTAACCAAATATTGTTGTCCTCAGCAAGATACCAACGATCCATAGCCATGTTGTAGTATTCGTTAGAAGTTTCTTTTATAAAAAACTTCATATGTGTAAGATCTCCTGCTGGTGGCGAGCCTTTTAAACCAACCGATATTCTATTACCCCTTTGTGCGTGTAATTTTTCTAACTTCATTGTACCTGTGGGGTTAGATATAACAGGTGTTTCTCTACCGTACTTGTCTGTAAAAACTACTCCTAATTGATACTCACGTAATGTTTTACAGGATTTAGTTGCTTCTGTTGTTCCTGCCATAAACTCTGAAAGTCCAGTTTTAAAATCTGCGTAGTATTTTTTTGTCCCCGCAATATTTTTCAAATCATAGTTTTGTACATAGTTTGCATAAACAATTCTATTACCAGTAATATCTTGAGCTAAAGCCTTTCTAGGCACGTTATCCCAAGGTCTTAACAATTGGTTTTCAGGAAGGATTTGGTTAATTGTTTCTTTTTCTATTTTGTACTGGCCACCTCTTTTTATTCTATCCCACATATTAAAAACAGCACCAATTGATTTTTCATCATTAGGGCTTATTGTGTCTACTACATAAACAGCTGTAGAGGGTTCATCTTTAAATAAAATATCAACAGAAGCCACGTCATCAGGCATTTCATTATTTATAAACCTACTTAATTCAATATGTTTTATAGAATTTGTCATACCTAGATTAAATCCTTTTCTAGGGTGGTAATCAAAAGCCCCTGGAACAAAAGCTACTTGTGTAAACGGAGCGAAAGGAGAATACTCTCCATCTTCGTATTTGTATCTATAAGAAAATCTAGGGAATTTAAACTCAAAAAGCTTTTCACTTTCTTGAAAAAGATCCATAGCGTATTGGAGTTCTAATTGACCAGCGGCAACGTCTGGTATGGGCGGAAAACCATCAATACCAGTTACTTTAACTTTAATAGCTGTGTCAGCGTGAACGGAATAAGAAGAAGGATCTGCGTCTATAACCTCTACTTTCATAGTCCAATCTGTTATTGGTATAGCTGGTGGATCATTTGGACCGTCAAACTCTTTTAAAACAAATTTAGTTCCAACGGCTACAGCGGCTGACCCACCTACACTAGGATTAGCACGCCAACCCATCATACCCGGCGCCCCAGATGACGGGGATGCACTAGTTCCAATAGTACCAATAGGATCAATTGCTCCACCTGGATGTATCGCATTTTCTATTCTAATCCAAAACTCATCATCAACCGAAAATGGACTAAAATTATATATATCTGCTTGTTGACCAGTATAGTTTAACGAAGAGTTATTTGGTCCATCATCGTCTATTTCAACCGTAACAACAGCCGTGTATATCCAGTCTGGTCTTCTAGCGGTTGTTAACTCCATACCTAAAGGTTTAAGCGGTGTTTTTCTTATAACAGTTATGTGTTTTTCTTCTACATCTATATTGTTACCTATGGTAATACCTGCAGGTTCATTTACAAGTTTTGTATGTGTTAAAGGAAACATAGTGGGCTGTTTAGTCCCTTGTATACTTCTTTCAATATTTATTTTTTTTGGCTCGTTGATATTGTCAGTCCAAAAAATCATGCCATCAATAATATTAACGCCCGTTATCATACCGCCCCTTGTAAATTTTAAACAGTCTTTATTTAAATCTATAAAAACCATCTGTGGAGTTGATGAACCTCTCTTGTATCTAACTATATAATCAGCGTTACTAGCCCACACAAACCAATATAAAGTGTCAACTTTCTCATCCGCTATAGATGCTACAACCTCAGCATCTATCGGATTTAGAGGATCACTAAAGTCTGAAAAAGAAAAATTATAATTAGCATTTTTATCATAAAAAGGAATTTGGTCATTACTTAATATACTTTGAACAGTAGCCACGTCAGAACCTTCTGAAGTAGCAACCTGTATGTTTAGTGCGTCTCTATATTCTCCGTTTGGAACTAGTCTTTCGTCTAGATCCTTATTCATTTTACCTTTGGTAAATTGCTTTTTAATCTCTGGCATGTGCTAGTGTTTTATCCACTTAGATTTGCCTCTAAGTATTTGAGTTAATTCTTCTAATTTTATATTTGATAACCTTAATTTTGCTGTTCTAATCGCGGCAAACCTTTCTTTTTTTAATCTTTGTACTAAATACTCGGGTGTTGTTATTTTACCGGATGCTATCGCATATGCTATAGACTTATACATTGCTTCTTCAGCAAACTTATGTACAATCATTTCGCCATCTGTACCTAAACTATCACTTATATAATCTAACACTATAGTTTTACCACTTAAGTTAGAGCTAAAATGTATTAAACCACGTGAATCGTCTATAAAAAATGATCCATTAACCTGTGCTTGAGAAGGGTCTAATCCATATCTTTCACCATCTGCTGGCCAGTACCTATCGTCTTTATAGTTAGCAGCGGTGTTGCTATTTTCAGATGGAGTATTACTTTTGTAATCTTGGAAAGTTTGTGAATCACTGTTTTCCCCTAAAAACGTTACGTCAACTCCCGTGCCCGAGGCAGATGATTCGCTAGAAAGATATATTGACGTACCCTGTATGTCTGTTACTACTGTTGGTATTGTAAAAGCATGAACAGCCGTACTTCCAAAAATACTTGTTGATATTGTCATACCAACTTTTACCTCTGATATATCACTTGCGCTAGCAGCGGTTAAAATATTTGAATTATTTGCCCAGGTAATTCCTTCTACTTTAAAAGACGTTGTTTTTTCTTGTATTATAGAACCTTCATTTAATCTAAATTGAACTTCTACATCACCATCGAATCCACTTGCGGTAAAAGCAGCGGCACCACCATCAATATCATCGGTCATAGAAATTATAGTAGAAGTAGAATTGTGTGTAATTTTCTGTACAAAAGCGTCTGCTGGTATTTTCTCTCCAAAAATACGCATACCAACCGTAATATCAGTATATACCTTATCCAGCGTTATCGTACTACTAGTATCCGTACATGTCGCTACAGCAATTAGTTTAAATTCTCCGTCTGAGTTTTGAAATGGAGATGTTGGATTTTGAGTGTGTTTTGTGGGATATAAAGGATGTTTAATACCAGCGTTGTCAACAAACAACACTCTAGTGTAGTTAACATAATCCATGGGTAGTATCATTTGTAAACTAGGTGGTAATGTTATTTCTTGCGCTTTATGTGATTTTAAAGTGTCAAAAGATAATTCAGCTAAAGCTCTTTGCGCGTGAAAAGCAACATCTATCTTTTTTGCTTTGGGTATAATTTTATCTTCTCCAATATATACTAACATAAATTGATCTATTATATCAGTTAAAGAAACAAATTGATAACCACCGTATCTTCCTCTTAAGCCTAATCCTTTTCCGTCATAGTAAAGTTGTTCGTCTTGCCCGTCTAGTAATCCCATTTATTATTTTTTTTCTTGTTGTATTTGCGTTTGTTCTAGCGTTTGTCCTACCTGTACTACCTCTGACGCTTTTAGATTTATACCAGAAAGTTTTAATATTCTATAAACTAATTCTGTTTCTTCTGAAGAGTGTAGTTCAAAATCTACAGCTGTATTATCATTATACAAAGCTTTATTGTTAACGATAACATATGACCATTGTACCTGTGGTGGTCTAATTATGTAACTAATATTTAAACCTATATTATCTTGATGTGTACGGAAACCAGCTCCATCATGTATTCTTAATCCAACAGCGTTTATACAGGCTATAGGTCTAATTGCCGTTGGACGCGTTAAAGGACTTCTTATAGCTGCATCAAAGTCTTTTGTGTTTAATATTTCTATTTGTCTTTTAAATCCTGCGTTAGTTGTGTTATGATATAAAGCCCCCATTTTATATATTAAGTTCCAAGGTATATTCATTGTAACGTTAGCAGGAAAAACCAATCCCGCAATAGGCATGTTTGCCACCATCCAAGCTTGATCTTGCTCCATTTCAAACTCTCCTATTTTTTCTTGTAAAATACTTAGTTGGTCTGAATACTCAGCCGTGTTACCTGGAAATGTGCTTGTGTTTTTTATATCATAAAAATATTGCTCAAATATTTCCATTTGTGCCTGATTAGCTAGTAAATTAAACTCTTGAGGTGTTATGTAACCTCTCTGCTCTTTATTAGCTAGAGTTAAAACTCTTTGATATACCGTATCTACACTTACTGCCATAATTTTTATTTTTTATAAGGAAACATATTGTTTAGAGTATTTTTTCTTTTTTTACAACCACAGTCTTTTTTTCCTAATGCTTTAGATATTTTATTTGTTAAAGTGAAAAGACCGGTTGCTTTTGTAATTTTTTCTATTGAATCGCCTAGGCCTATTGATTTTTTTTTCATAGTATTTTTGTAGTTTGCGATCGCCCCGTAGGACGACCGCTCTACAGTTTGGTTAGTTATTTAATCTTTTTTCAATATTAGAGTAAATCTCCATACCCTCATCAGTTTTAAACCAATGTGCTAACGCAGTGTATGGGTGTTCGTCAAATGGTATGACCATTAATTTTCTACCATTACTACCCCATAAAAAGTTTCTTTGATCAGAAGATAATCTTAATATTCCAGCTTCAACCGCTCTAATACCAAAGTTTCTTAGCATTACGTTTTCATCGTCAGCTAACTCTAAGAACAGTTTAGGATTATTACGAGCAAATACTAGTAAATCTCTTCTAAGTTCTTTAGAACTTAACTCTGACACCTTAGAACCTCTTTCAACTCGCATAATAGCCTCTGCCATATCTATATCAACGCTTCTTGCTGCTGTTAAAGCATCAACTTGCATTTCTAAAACATCTATTTCTTCTTCAGCTATAGAGGCTGGTTTGAACTCTTCAAATAACTTATCTCTAAGAGGATGATATAGTGATAGTAATTTTTGTAAAACAGTTTTTTCTTTTTCTACAAATAAACTTCCATTTCTAAAAACTATGTGCGATAATCTTTGATCACCTTTCATTTCATCTACGAAAGAAGTTTGCTGATTTTCACAATACTTTAATTCTCTTTCATAACCTTTTTCTTCGTCAAAATAATAAATATTTGTTGCTTTAATAGATCTAGACAAAGGTTTTTCTTTACCCCTTAAAAGATATAATCTATCTTTTATTTCCCATTCGTTTTTAGGTTTAATTCTTTCTCTTGCTTTTGGTTCTTCAACCATTACAGTTTCTTCAATTACCTCTACTTGAGGTTCATTGACTTTTGTTTTTTTTGTTTCTTGTTTTTTTGCCATAATATAATATATAATAAAATTAATAAAAATAAAGGGTCGGGGCCGAAGCCCCGATCCTTAATATAAATAAGTGCTTACTTCATTAACATAAAGTTGTTAGCACCTTGTGTAACTAAACATCTTTCAGTTAACATGTGGATTTGCATTGCATCTAAAGCAGATGTAGCAGCTCCAACAGAACCAGTAACCCAAGTCTTCATACGTCTGTCGTCAGTTTGTGAAGCTCTGTAACGAACGTGTAAGAATGGTCGTTTAAGGTTTTTACCTAACATTTGGTCATAAACCGTAGATGTACCAGCAGGAACAATAACTCCTCTAATAGCATCAGAAGTAGCAGCAGCATTAACACCACCTCTAGTTGCTAAGTCATTTAAGTATCTCATGTCAGATTTGTAGAAGTCATAAGAACCTCTTCGGAATCCTGAGAAACCTAAGTTTAAAGCCATGTCTTCTGAGTTATCAAATACTCCATAAGAAGTACCACCAGCTCCGTAAGAATTCATAGAAGCTAACATGTCATCCATTGCTAAACTAGTAGCTCTGTTTACAAACATCATGTTTTCTTCAATAGCA